CTTTTGAGGCTTTTATTATTTTGTCGCCGTTTGAATTAAAGACTTTGTCGGTAGATTTAAACAATTTAATCATTTAAGTCACCTTTTTTTAATATTTATAGCCATAGATGTAGTGGATTTTTAATTTCACGTCCATGACTTCTGAACCTCCGCCAACCCTAATAATCCACTCTCTGCCTGCAACATAAGAAACTGTTGTTCCAGAAAAATCTAGTTCCATTAAATAAATAACTAAAGGTGCGTCAATTTCACCAATACGAAAATCGCGGGCAGAATATCTTTGAGTGTTGACATCTGGGAAAACCGAAAATTCAGAGTATTCGTATTCTGTTTCATACATTACTACCGGATTAGAAGTCACAACCCCAATTTTTTGATAATTTTTGTAAGAATCGCTCAGCGTAATAGTTGTCGGTTGTACGCCCTCAACAGAAGAAAAAAGTGTAAATCTTCTTGGTATTGCGCCGTCTGTAGCACCTGTTCCACCTTGACTAACCGGCAAAACGCCTGAAAAATCTGTAAGTTGGGTTGGTGTGTTTGTTAAGTCTGTATACGAGCCCGAAGTCGCCACGGCCGAAAAGTTCGGTGTATTTGTTAAATCAGCATAAGACCCGCTAAGAGCAACCTCTGAAAATTGAGGTTTATTAGTTAAATCCGCGTAATCATTTGTAAAACAAACAGCGCCTAAATCCGCAGTATTTGCCTTTCCTGAAAGTGCAGTGTTTAAGTCAGTTTGATTTGATAAATCACCTGAAATATTTCCCCAAGTTGAGCCGCCCGGGTCGCCTTTTTCGCCTTTTAACATTAAAATTTTAACTTTTGGATCCATTTTTTTCCTCCTTTAAGCATCTCTACGCCAGCAATAAGCTACAATATAGGGCGGCATATTATTATGGGCCTTTCCGCCACCTTTAGTCCCTGTAAAAGAATAATAAAAAGGGTACGCATATCCGTGCCCTGAAGCAGGGCCTACGTCAGATTCAAATGGACCGCCATAAACATTAAGCAACTCATCTGTTATGCATCTATGGTCGTGACTCGGCATTTCTTGAATTGTTAAAGTATGAGTAATTTCACCGCCGGTATCTCCACTTGCATATTCGCCACCTGCAGCAAAAACAAATTGATTTGTAATCTGCGTCCAAGTTCCAACGCCAAACAAAGTTGCAGGACTTGTAGAATTTGAGTTCCAATAATATGAACCGACTGGATAAATTAAGTCAATAATACTAGTATTTGTTGGTATTGACGGTTTGTTGGATAAATCAGCATAAGAGCCACTAGTAGCAACGGTCGCTAAGTTAGGGGCCCCTGTTAAATCAGAATAAGCACCACTTGTCGCAACCGTAGAAAGACTCGAAACATCAGCCTTTGTTTGGAATTCAAGTTGTAAATCTGACTGATCATCAATATCGCCAATAATATCTCCCCATGAAATTAATGTACTGATATTTCCTGTTGGCACGGTAATTTCAGGCAAAAGATCTAAAACGCCCCTAAAAATCGTAAAAATATCGCCGTTTTTACTAATTTCTAAGTCATACCAGTATTGACCTGGCTCTAGAAGCGCCGTGTTATCAGGAGTTATTCGAACCACATATTGATTTTCAGTCCTCTTAGTTATTCCGTTATTTAAAGATTTTTGGAAAAGATAATTTTCGTTCTGTGAGTTTCTTTTGCAAGAAAAGTAAGCAGCGTCTAAATTTTCTACGCCCTCAAGTTCAAAGCCAAAACTTTCTGTGTCGCCTTTGACCATTTTTATATTGTATGTCGTAAAATTTGGCATTTTTACCTCCTTTAAAGCCAACGTGAATAGTCGTTAACAATTATTTTTTCTACTATACCGTCATAATTTATAGTGTTTACGCCAGGTTCTAACTTAAAGTCATCGTAATTTCCAGTTACTAGACGGTTTTTTAAAACGCCGTCTTTTACAGCTTCAAGATTTGTTGTGTCAATTGTTATGTTGTTTTCAAGCCCTAAATTTATGTAAAAAACATCTTTCCCATTAACGCCTAAACTAATATCTCCTGCACCATAAACAGTCATTTTAGGCAAAGAATACACATTACCTTTGTTTATTATTGATATTTCATTCTCATTTACTAAGCTTAATTTTATATAAAGACTAAAATCAGCTTCAAAATCCCCGGGAATATTAACGTAGATATAATTAAAGGGCTTAAAAGTAGAGTAATTTGCAGTTGTAGAGACGGTAGCATTTACTAAAAGATTTAAAGGGTTTTCACCAAAGCAATACCCAAAAGCCAAAGAATCATTTACCAAAGAACACTCACAACTTATGGTCATTCCACTTGAATAGACATCCAAGCGATAATTACCAGCATTTAACTTTAAAGCCTCTATAGGTATGAAAAATGTAGTATTTTGTGTGGCAGTGCCCTCGAAAGTCAACACACCGTCACTACAAGTTGAAACCACGCCATTTTTAGAGCCGTAATAATCTATAAAAGTAATTATTTGATCTGCGCCATTAAATGTCAGCTTTTTTTCAGTCAAGCACTTTTTAAAAGGTTGCACGTGCATTGTAACAGAGGCGGTTTTAAAGCGAATCAGCCGCTCAAAATCTATTTGTTTCACAATTTTGTACTGGTAAACCATAGACGGCTCGTTTGAAAAAGTTACAGCTCCCTCTGAATTTAAAAACCCTATAACTTGGTTAACCACTGACTTGTCGGTTATTCCTATGTCAAAAGTTTTGTCATAGGCAGCATAACCTAAGTCAGTGATTATGTCCCCGTCCCGACCGTCTATTTCTTCTATGCTTGTGCGCATTTGCGGCTTTGATATAGGTGGTAAATTTTGAATCAGCAGACCGTTTATGGTTTTGCTACTAACTCCGTTTAAAATTATGTAAGGAAACATCTGACCTCCTTAAGCATATATAGCTTTTTCAACAGTTTTTCTAACAAATCTGCCCATGTTTTCGTCATCCATTTCAACAGTCATGCCAGCTAAAGCCTCTTTAAAGGCGTTTACGGTTTCTGTATAAGTAAACTTTTCATATTCATCTACACCATTTACTTTTTTAGAATTTAAATTTCCTTCTACATCCCAACTAGTAGGTATCGCGTCTTTCATCTCACTAGTTACATTTTTCATTTCATCTGAAAAACCAACACCAATACCTTCAGCCAAAGGTTTACCAACTTTGTCTCTGAAAAGTTTTGACGGAGAATTAATACCAAATAGATGCATTATGAATTGTGTAACATTTCCAACCCATTCAGAGATTTTGTTTTTAATCCAGTCAAAGCTATGAATTATGCCATCCCATATACCTTGCACAATTCCAACACCAACATCCCAAAGTTTTCCAGGGAGTTCCCATAAAGTTTGGAGTATTGTACCAACTATTCTTCCGGCTGCTTCTACAACAGACCCAATACTAGACATTAAACCTTGGATTAAACCTCCAACCAACCTGACTCCTGTCTGTATTAGCTCTGGAAGTTTTTGCACTAATGTGGTTGCAAGCTTGAATATAATTTGCGGCATTATTTCTACTAATCTTGGTAAAGCTTTAATTATTCCCTCTATTAGCGCAAAAATGATGTCTACACCGGATTCCAAAATAACAGGCAAAGCATCTATAGCAGCTTCTGCAATGTCTACAATTATTTTTGGGATCATGTCTATTAAGTCAGGTAAAGCGTCTGATATTCCCTTTGCTAAGGTTTTTATTAGTTCCAAAGCCGCTTTGGTTATTTGTGTCATATTTTTAAACCAAGTATCAGATAAATCCTTAATAATTTTAGGCATCATTGCTATTAATTGAGGCAAAGACTGAGTTATACCATTTATTAGAGCAAGTATAATTTTCAAACCGACATCTATCAGTTTTGGTAAAGCAGAAAGCAAAGCCGAAAGAATTTGTGGTATTAACCCCGAAAGAGCGTCTATGATGCGAGGTAGAACATCTAATATGGCATCTAAAACCGTTGATACTGCATCTATTAAAATTGGCAAAGTTTCTTCTATTAAAGGTGGAATCAGCTCTATGATTTGAGGTACTAGCGTAGTTAAAATTTTGCTAGCAGCTGGACCTATGCTTTTTATAACGTTTTGTACAACTGGGATTAAATTTTTACCTAAATTGATTACTGATTCTACCAAATTATTAACTAAAGGCGTTAAGTCTCCGCCTTTAGCTAAACCCGTTAAAAGATTTTGCCACGCACTTTTTGTGGCGTTCATAGATCCTTCTATGGTTTTTTCAGCTTCCTTTGCGGTAGTTCCAGTAATTTGCAATTCACCTTGAATTACGTGAATTGCATTAAAGACGTCATTTAGGTTGCCTATGTCGTAATGAATGCCTGTTATTTTTTCAGCATCAGCTAAAAGGCGCTCCATTTCTGTTTTGGTGCCACCATAACCAAGCTTTAAGTTGTCCAGCATGGTATAATTTTGCTTTGCAAATCCTTGATAAGCATTCTGAATAAACTCCATAGAAGTGCCCATCTTATTGGCGTTGTCAGACATATCTTTGATCGCCATATCACCAACTTCAGCAGCTTTGGCAGTATCTCCACCCAAAGACTGCATTAAACTTGCTGAAAATCCGGTAATTGTCTCCATGTACTGGTTTGCGCTTAAACCAGCTGTTTTGTACGCGTTATTCGCATAATTTTCTACAAATCCAGCACTTTCGCCAAAAAGAGTTTCTACACCACCTATTAGCTGTTCATAATTTGCAAAATTTTCTACGGCGTTTTTGCCTAAATTAACAACAGCACCTGCTAATTTTTTTAAACCATCCAGAGCCGCTGTTATTCCTTGGCTTACTAAATTAGCCAAAGCACCTTTCATTACGGTGAATCCACCATCCGCCGCTTTTTTTGCCTCTTTACCAGTCTCTTCAGTTTCTTTGCCTAAAGAGTCCATTTCTTTGGTGGTTTTGTTAATGGCAGTTTCAGTGTCATTCATAGTTGTTTTGACACTGCTCATTTGTTTTGTGTTTCTGTCCAGGCTCTTATTTTCAGAATCTATCTCTTTCTGTAACGCCAAAACAACTTTAGCTTGCTTTTCGTATTCTGGAGATGTTTGCCCATATTTTTGTTTTATAGATTCAAGTTTAGCTGCCTCTTCATCTCTTTTTTTCGTTAGTTCAGATATTTTTTCTTTGTTTGCAGTAATAAGCTTTGAATAATTAGCATACACACCATCTAAAGAGCTCAAAAGATTCTTTTGTTGAGCAAGTATCGAGTTGTAACGCTCAGTGGTATTTATTACAGCCTGCTCAGATTTGTCACTGTTTGCAAAACTCGAGGAAATAGCATTTAAAGCGCTTCCTGCCTCTCTAAGTTCTTGCTTTATTAAACTCAAGGACTTTCTATATTCATCCGCACCGCCAAGTTTTATAGTCCCACCAAGTCCTGACGCCATATTTTGCCTCCTTCCTTAAAACCACTCTTCAGATTTTTGTATTTTTTTCTTTAATTTTGCATAGGTTGTCCGACTTTTATTTAGCATAAGTTCTAAATCAAAGTCTTCTTTGTAGTGGTTGTAAAGTTTTAAAAAAGTTGTAAGAGTTATTCTGCCTGCGCTTTTATAATTAAATCCCAGCTTTTTTACGCAAATAAAATAGATCCACGAAAAATCAATAACTGGGTCTTCATCTTCGTGGATTATCCGTTTTTTTCATTACTTTTAGTGCTCTTAACTACCGTGTTATTTAGTTCCTTCGTCATTTGACCTAAGCCTATATTTGTAATTAATCTACCAACTTGCTTTAAAGTGAAATGTTTTTTATCTGTGCCTTTTTCTTCATTTTCTATGTCTATTGCCTCATTTAGCATTGCAGTGTAGCCAAAAATTATAGCTTTTGCATTAACTTCACCTTTAGACCCATCTGTTAATTCGCCCCACTTTGCTACAGACCCATATTTTTCTTGTATTTCTTCCATCACATTTAAGTTAAAAATTATCTTATAAGTCTGCCCGTTAAATAAAAACTCACCGCTAACGTCTTTCATTTACACCTCCGATTTTTGTGGTATACTTATGTTGTCACCTCCTTTAAGTTCGGCGAGAGGGACTTTCCACAGGACAATCAAAAAGACGCCTGACTTATTTCAGGTATCTTTTTTTGCTTTTTGTGGTATAATGAAAAGGTTGTGAAGATTTTCGCTTAGTCTTCGCGGAATTTTATTTCGATTTCAGTTGTTCGTTTATATTTAAATGAACAGCCGATTTTTTTTGACAAGAAATAAAGAATCCTGCGAAAGAACTGCACGATATGCCTCATAGGCCTCACCTCCTCCGCGAAAGAATTTAATGTTCGAGCGAAGGGGAGCGCCACGAAGACAATCTTCACAACCTAAATATATTATATCACACTAAAAAAACAGCTTTAAAGGGGCCTTTGCAAACAAAAAATTTTATATTTTTATTAAGATTTAATCTTTTCTTTTTTGCCTAATCTTCTCCATTCATAGGCACCATACAAAGCAAAACATAATTGTGTTAAGTCTAAAAAAGCACGTCCATATGTTGCTCTAGTAACATCTAGTAAAAACCAAAACATCTCTCCCACAGCCCAAATATAGAAACAAACTATCTTTTTCTTTGCATTAAAAAAACTGCCTGTAAGAGAGAGCGCCGCAAGAAACCAGGTTACATCAAACATATTCTTCCTTTTAATTTTCGTAATATTTTTGGAAGATACCAGTATGGTTACTAGGTATCTTTTTTTGCTTTTTGTAGTATAATAGAAAGGCAGTGAAGATTATCGCATTAATCTTTACCGATTATGATAATTACATTAAAAGAGCAGTCATTAAAAAAGGCCGCTCTTTTTTGTTGTAACCATAAAATCAAGTTAACGATTTTACGAAACACTTTACCCATATTTACCACCTCCCTTTTTTCAAAATAAAAGTGGGAGAGGGGTGTAATACGGAAAAGACCAACTTCACTGCCTGAATCTATAATATCACATCAGACAAGGTTTTTAAAGCCCGCACCTACGGCGTTGGCGGAGTTGGTGCTGCTAAAAGACCCTCTAAGTACGTTAAAGCCGCGGTTTTGGTATCAAATTGCTGTGTTTCTGACCATTTACCATCGCTTAAAGCAGCTATAGTGCCTTCCAGCTCATATGTACCAAATTCTGTACTTTCGCCTCTTGTATTGTTCTCAGCTTGCGGCTCTGAAAATTTAACTTTGTACAAAAACTCAACTTTGTACTTGTATTCACCGTTTATCATTTTAGTAACTATGCGTCCCAAGCCAACATAAGGCGCAACGTCATTGACATTTCGAGTCATTACGGAAGATGTCACCGTGTGACCTAAAAGTTCAGCCATAGTGTCGATGTCCTCTTCATCTATACCAATAGTAACCGTTCCACTTTGAAAAGATGTATCGCTTTCTGCCAGGGCGTCATCTGCATAAAGCATAGCACTGTTGTTTGAAATCTCAACGCTACAACTTATAGCCTTTCCAGGCGTCTTGGCACCCTCATAAGTGGGCCCTGTAGCTGTTTCTGTTAAAACTGAATACCTAAAACTATTCAAACCAATTTTTGCCATATTATTCGCTCCTTAAATATGAAAAATTTAATGTTATAAAGTAATAACCTGTGTCTGGGTCGTATAAATCGCCACTCGAGCGGTCTACTTCCCATAAAAAATCATTTTGTTTTAGTACACTTTTTACAGCATCAACAATTTTTGTGTAATTGCCTTTGGAGTAAATACTAAAATCATAGTAATCAACGTAATTTTCCAGTTCATCGTCAGCTGTGAAAGCCCTGTCCATGCTTTCTTTTTGCCAAACTACATACGGCTCGCCATGACCTTCGTAATGTAAAAATTTAACAGGTATTGACTTGCCATCTACTGAAAAATTACTAAAAATTCTTGTGATTAATTCATTCATTTGAACATTCCACCAGTCGCTTTAACAAACGCCGTATAAAAAGCGTCTGTGATTTGTTTTTTCTTAAAAGATTTTCTGAAAAACTTTTGCTGTGGATAGTGGTGATTATGCCGACCATACTCAAAAAGATTTGCAACCAGTGGCGCAGGTGTTTTTTTGCCTAAATGATTTGTGTAGTAGCCATCAACTACCATAACTTTTGCGTTTATAGCACCATCGCTAGGTGTCTTGTAAACTTTAGATACACAAATACAGTTTTTAAAATTGCTATTTTTTAAAGGCGCAGGCAAGTTATTTAAAACATTTTTATACGCAACTTGCGCACCGGCTTTTACCATTTCACCACAGATTTTTTCGGTATCTTTTTCTAGTTTCTCAACTTCTTTTATCAGCTCTGTGGGCATTTTTACCTGAAATTTAGCCATTAAAGAGTTACCTCTTTTGCTTGAATTTCAAGCTCTACGTTTTCTTCATTCACATTATTTAAATATTGAATTGTATAAGTTTTACCTCTAAAAGAAATGAGCATATCACGTGTAATCTCGGTTACAGGATATCTGATGGTAAAATTTGTAAACGCTTTTTCAAAATCTGTTCCGTTTGTGATTAAAGTAAAACCTTTAGTAGTTTTGACGCTAGCATAAGGCTGCAAAATTATATTGTTAATGGTAGTTTGAAAGCCGTCTTCATCTTCTACGACCTGAGTACTATAAATTGTAATTTGCTTATTATATTTCCCGGCATTAATCATAATAAATTCACCGAATGTAGATTTAAAATAGCTTCCACCACTCTATTTAAGTTCTTAGAGTCAACATACATTGTACGGTTGTCCCACATATCCTGGCAAAGCACAAACACCACAATCACAAAATCCTGGTAATTATCCAGCTCTAAGGTTGTGCGACCTGTGTATTCAACAATAAACCTTTTAGCAACTTCCAATATATTTTTTAGAGTGTTCACATCGGAAGATGTTGTCTCATACAGTCTTAAGTACGAGGCAACATCCTGATAGGTTATATCGCTGACTTTAGAGATTTCATTCATTCGCCACCACCAACACTTACAACCACCTGTGCATACTGTGACACGTCATAGGTACCATCTTGATTGATTTCAAGGCTCCCTGTGGGTCCTGGCACTGCTACAGTGGCAGTTGCATATTGTGCAATATCAATGTTTGTGCCGTTTTCAGTGATCTCAATATTTCCAGTCGGTTCTGGGACCGCTACAGTAGCTGTGGCATAATCAGCAATATCAATCCCCGTGCCATTTTGAGTCAATTCAATGTTGCCTGTTGGTTCAGGGACTGCCACATCGGCTTTAGCATATTGCGCAACATCAATATCCGTGCCATTTGCAGTAATTGTTTTGGTTCCTGTTGGAGTAATCAAAGTGTATTCTTCGACTAAACCTTGAGAAATCATTTCTGCGCCTGTTTCGCTTGTAGTTTCAAAAACTGCACCACTTGAAGGCGAAAAAAAAGCGCCGTTTAAAAAACGCGTAAACGGCTTTAGAGCTTTTACAAACATTATTTTTTACCTCCTTTTTTTGTTTTTACGCCGGGTTTGCTTTTTTCTATTTTTACATAAGGCATTATATATCCGGCTTTAGTTAAATCTTTAATTAAAGCTTGATCCGCCAACTCTCGGATTTCGTCTTTAGCCATGCTAATAGCTCCGCTAAAGGAGTTTAGTGCTTTATATTTCATTTAAAAGCCCCCTTTAAGCAGAAGCCATCACTAATTTAGCAATTTTTTGAGCATCTTCAACTTTAGAGTCAAATTCAAACCAGCCAATTACACCAACCGCGTGTTCATCTGCATATTTTTCACGCAAAACTTCAATGCTGAGTTCTTCACTAAATTTAGTTGCAAGACCTCTAAAGTCGCCATAGAAGATCGCATTTTTGCCAGCAGCCATATCAGGCATGTTGTCAGAAACATATACAGGCTTGCCTAACAGCGTAGTTCCAAATGGGCTTGAGACATCATCATTCAAGAGATAGTACCCAGTTGTAGCTTTTAAAAGCCTTAGAGCCGTTCTAGTAGCAGGAGACATAATCCACATGGCATTGTCTTGGAATTCATCTTTAACTCTATCATGCAGTTGCACAACCTCATCAGCTGTTATAACCGTCTGAGATGCGGCTGTTATATAGTTTGTTAAACCATAAAGACCTAAAACTTTTGATGGAGTTGAAGGCGGATTGCCAGGTGTTCCGTTTAATAGCTCATTTTCTATAAATCTTTTTATAGCATAAGCCATTTCATCAACTACGAAAGCTACAATATCAAACTGAGAATTGTTAATTAAAGACCTGGAAATTTTTGTCAAAGCACCTGCCAGATAACCTGTTAAAGTAATTGAATCAAATTTTCCGGAAGAACTTGTTAAAGCCGAAAATTCGTCTTTGTAAGCCACTGTAATAGTTGTCGTATCAACATCATAGTATGGGAGCTCTAAAGTGCCTTTAACATTGTATTTAGTTGACCTCTCTAGAATTGGACAAATATTGTAGACTTTTTTGATTATCCTGTTAGCGATTGTAGTTGGAATAACTGCGCCATTATCATCGAAAGTCATATTTGTACGCTCATTAGTAACTCTACCTCTAAGAAAATCCTCGAAAGCCCGGGTTTCTTTAACTTCCTGACCACATTTTGCGCGTGTATCTTCGCTCATTTCTTCTTTTGGATTTTCACCATTTTCTTCTTCACTTGCAGGTGCCATTTTTTTACCATTGACACTGCCTTCACGGTCAAAAAAGTCATCTAAATCTAAAGCTTTAACAATTTTCCGGACATTGTCGCGGATTTCAGCAAGTTCAGCCATTTCGGCATCTGTCAATTCACGGTTTTCAGCCTTTGCTTTGTTTAAAGTCTCTTCTGCCCTTGTAACTAAATCATTTTTCTTTTCTAAAAGTTCTTTTTGGTTCATAAATTAAAATCCTCTCTTTATTTTGAAAATTATTTCTTTTTGAATTTGCTGACATAAATCTTGCCTTGAACAACAGGCATTAATTTGATTAATTCATCTATTTCTTCGTTTGTCATAGTCTTTAGCAAGTCTTCGCGCTGTTTTCTTGTGTAATTTTCATTGTCCATGCTTTTATACAGCTTCACTTTATCCATATCCATGTTTAGTCCAAAGACCCTTTCTGATATTGCTCTTTTACCGGTTCCACCCGTCTCAATGGTAGCATCATTTTTCCAATCCCATATTCCAATCTGATTATATTTTTTAGCTTTCTTAATAGCGACAGATTTATCTTTAACGTGAAAACTAACTTCTGGAGTACCCTGGAATTTTCCAGCGCTAGCGATTTTGTCTGAGCTAACATCAAGAAATTCATTAACTTTGGCGGCATATTCTTTTGGCGAGTAATTGTCACCAATCCGGCAAAAGGTAACCTGATACCCACTATTATAACTCACGGGCTTTAAAGTTTTAACATTGTAAGTACCATCAGGATATTTAGAACTAGAAAGCTCTTTAGTGGCTCTTTGGTGTTCAGCTAAAGTGTTTTCATCAGCTTTACCATCAGAAGAACTTTTAGAACCCCCAGAACTTGTACTACTTCCGTTAGAGCTACCTTTTTGGCTCGAGTCTGCGCTGCTGTTTGAGCTTTTGCTATTACCATTTCCAGATCCGCCACTTTTTCTAACTCCGGAACTACTCCCGCCGCCCCCACCAAAACTAAAACGTCCGGTTTTTAAGTCGTGGTTTGGATTGTAGCGAATTTCTAGAAGCTCAGAATCAAACTTAAGGTCTCTAATTAGGTTTTCATATTTTGAGTAGTCAATTTTATCTATAATGGGGTCGGGCAGATGGTCAGTCTCTGCCCGAGTTGTACTTACAGTGTTCTTTATGTCTAACTTTACTAGTAACGGCTCGCTGCGATACTGAATTTTTTCATCGCTCCGGGCTGTTATTAGGTTTCCTTCATATGCAGGAATTTTTTCACGGTCCAAAACAGAAACTTCGTATAAATCCAGATCTTTTACCGCCCTAGTTGGCAAGCCGTTTTCAAAGCTGTTTTCTACGTCAACGTCTGAAAATCCAAATGACCAACCCACCAAATCGCCGTTTTTAGCTTTTTCTACAACCTCAGGATCTGTAATTATTGCGCGGGCTTTAAGCCCTATAGAATCTTCGTATAGCTCTAAATTGCCTTTTTTAGTGGAGCCTAAATCTCTGTTCCAGTCGTGATTAAGAAGAATATGAATATCATCATTTCGCTCTATAGCTCTTTTAAAGGCACCTTTACAGATTCGCTCTATAAATTTTCCCATCCGGCTCAAAAGTGGCTTTGAGTTTCTTTCCACGGCGTTGACGTAACCTTCAATTTCTACTTTGTCTTCCCTAAGCGTTATGTCCAATTTTTCACCTCCTTATTTCTAATTTTTGTAATATAATGTGATCGGTTGAACGTCTTAGCACTAGTTTTCGCCAAAACTAACTATTCAATAAAACATTCAATCAAAAACGCAGCCTCATAAGCTGTGCTTTTTTTGTATCTTTTTTCGCTTTTTGTGATATAATAGAGAGGTAGCAGGGGTTTTGCTTTAGTCCTTGTTGATGTTTATTGTTACATTAAATGTGCAACCATTGAAATCGGTTGCTATTTTTTTTAGTAACCATAAAACCAATCGAAGGATTCCGCAGAACGCCTTGAACATATTCACTCACCTCCCCTTTTAAAAAATAAAAGTGAGAGAGGGTGGTGTAATACAACAAGGACAACCCCTACTACCTGAATATATTATACCATACTAAAACCTGGCTTTAAATAGATCTTTATAAACAAAATTGCTTTTCATTCAGCACTGTTTCCACTTTCTTCAAAAGCCGTATCAACCTCTTTGGCCTCTATTAAATTTTGGATTTTTTCATCTGTCATTTCTGCCGTCGAGTTTGTATTTGGTGTGTAGTATTGATGCGTCTTTGTATCATACAAAACAGCACCTAACCCAACGTTTACAACATCCAACCCCTCTATATACTCCATGTTTTCGGCTTTTCTGATCTCATTAATTGTCATAAAACTGCTCTCTTTGGCTAGTTTGTAAGCCTCATAGCGCTCTTTTATGTTAGCTTTGACTATTTCTTTGACGTCAAACTCAAAAAAGTAGTTTCTTTTTTCTCTTTCTAGCAGTAAATCTCGGTTTAAAGCGGTCTCAAATGCCTTAATTATTGGATAAATTGCAAGCTTAAACGTAGTATAAAAATCATCTTTTATGTGAAAAATGTTGTTTATTTCGTCTTGAAGCGTCTTTTTACTTTCGTTCAGCTGCATCTCGACTGAAGAATTACTGGCTTCCTGGAACTCAAGCCCGTTATTTAGCACAACTACGTTACTTTCATTATTTGCGTAGAGGTTTTGCCAGGCTTTTTTCAGGATATTTATTTCATCCTGCCCTAATTTGCGCACAGACTTAAGAAAACCTTTTTTATTTCCGCCGCTTTTTACCAAACCAAGCTGATACAAAAGAGTTTGATAGGCAGTTTCTAAAGCCTTTGATAATTCTTCAGTGAGCCCAATACCAGTTGCACCATCTGTAGTTTTTCTTAAAAGCTTAATGAATTCATAGGGTCTGTATTCCTGCCCTTCAACTAAGATGGTGTATTTTTTGAAAATCGGCTTAAAGTTTTTAATAACAGAAATAAAAATTTCACGGACATAAAAAAGCCCCGTGACTTTGTTCCTATAACGCCTTATATAGGCATATCCGCCTTTACCCATCAAATAATCTTCTACCATTGCTTTTTTGAATTGGAAGGCATCTAAAGTGTCACCTGTGTCATTGTTTAAAAGGCGTACACGCGGGTCTGAGTCCTGTTCTTCAACTTTACCTTGCTTATATTTGTAAAGTTTTACCGGCATAGAGGCTATAGTACTGGAAATTAAATCCACAGCACCTGCTACAGCTGGCAAAGTCATAGCTTTTTCGCGTGTTATAACCTCACCTTCTAAAAGGGCCCTCAAAAGAGGGTCGCTGATAGGAGGTGTTATTGTTGTTTCTCTTTTTTGTACAACTTTTTTGCGTTTGATTAAATTTAAAAGATTAATAGTTACACCTCCTTATTTTTGACTTTTTCTTTTTTAGTCCAAGAATAAAGCCCTCTTATAGCTAAAATAAAGTAAATGAAAAATAATGCCATTTGTGCAAATTCACCAATTACAGCAAACCTAACAGTCATATAGAGATTAGAAACTATCCAAAAAATAAATCCCCATTTATTCCTCTCTGCATTAATAATTGTGCCAGCTAAAGCTATACCGCACATTAAAAATGACAACACATGCCATATAATTTCGCCCATAAAAAACCTCCTAAATTGTTTGTGCTAAAAAATCCATCTGATTTAATAAATTGTCTTTTTCTAAAAGATAAACAGCATTAATTAAACTAACTACCATGTCTACCTTCCCGTTAGATTTTTTCTTATTTACATACGTGTTTTTGTTTGTGTCATAGACGCACCGGGCGTTTTGGAAGTTTATTTCCAAAAGTTTGTTTTCTGTGTACTTAAACTGCCCTTTTAAGATTTTTTCTTTTAAAAGTTTTGTGGGTGGATGCAAGACACTTGAATGCTGCCGGATTTCTATAACGTTATATCCAGCTTTTTCCAGTTTTTGTGCAGTCGATAATGCGTTCCAGCGGTCATACCCTATGGCTTGAACATTCACTTTATATTTTTCTTCTATGGAAAGTATGAAATTTTCCACCGCTAAATAATCTATGACTTTAGTGCCACACGCGAAAACTTTGCCTGTTTTTAAAAGTTCCTGATAATTAACTTTTTCTTTAAGCGTTTTTTCTAAAATTCTGTCACTGGGTATAAACGCAAAACTTTCAGCCAAAATGTTGTCATCTTCATCCAAAGCAACCAAAGAGACACTGGTATTATCATTACTTTCAGATAAATCTAGCGCTAGATAAACAACCCGGCCTTCCCAGTCAATATCGGCCACCTTGCAACTAAAAACATCATTTAAATCTATATAAGTCTCTGTACCTACGCCTTGGTAAATAATATTACAGTGTTTAGTTACAAAATTTTCTCGGGCATTTTCAACAGCTATAGCGTACGCTCGCTTTTTAAGCAAATCCTCCCAAATTTCAGAGATTTCAAGGCACACAGGATTACTTTGTTTTAAAATTAAATCATCTGTTTCCCACCCTTTTACTTGATCAGGCTCATATAATAAACTAAATCTGGTTTCATCTTTTTCTATTCCATCTAAAACTTTTTTAGAATATTTTATTTCATCTTCAAGTGGATTATCAAATACAGGATATTTAGTTGAAACTATAAAACCCAACTTATTTAGAATGTTTAACTGACCTGACCTCATTGCCTCTATAGCATAGTTGGTTGGCAAAGCGCCAACCTCATCTGCAATAAATGCATTTGGCAATCTACCGTCCATTCTGCTAGTTGAATACGAAAGCGGGATGTACTGGCTCTGTTTTGGCTTAAATAAAATATAATCTCTTAAAATTTTAAACCTTTTAGAACTTTTAAACTCATATATTAACGGACTTGACCGGATTGTTTCACTAATCGCTTCACGTATCTCTTTAGACAAAGCACCATCTGGAGCCACTGAATAGAATTTGCTAAACTTTGGCTCTGTTAGAAAAAGCAAAATGAAAATTGTTGCTATAGTATAAGTTTTAAAGTTTTTCCTGCATATTTCCAAAACACCTGTTTCATATCTCCTTTTTTTAGGGTTGTTTTTATATACCACGCATAAAATGGCTGTATAAAACAGCCACTGATACCCAGTAGTGCAATCATACAGTGTCTGTCCTGCTTTTAAGCCTTTAGGCATGATTAATATTTTTAATATATTTTCAAGCTGTCTTACTTTTTCACCACATACTATGTATTTATCGTCAGACCCTTCACAGACTTTTAAAAAATCTTTCATTTGTAGACGCACATATTTTGGCGTGGTTTTTAGATCTATAGATTTCTTGCAAAATTCATAAGCTTTATTATTAACTTTCTTCATCATCACCATTAATCATCTTTAACAAAGGATCTAGTTCTTCAGGGGCCTCTTCCACATTAAAACTTTTAATAATCCTTATAAGCGTGCCCACCGTTTTATTGGCACTATCAGTGGTTTTGTTATATTCAGCAACGGCAGGATTACAGTATAAATTTTTCCTGCCTTTAACATATTCTTTGCTAACAAGCATACCTTCACTTTTAAGATTTTTTTCTAAGTCTATTAAAATATTTAACTGTACTTGATAACGTTTAAAAGTAGTCAAAAAGAAAAAATTAGACTGTACACCGCTTGCTTCTGCAATTTTTATAATCTCTTCAGCTTGTTTGTTTAAGTCTATTTTTTTCACGCTTATCCCTCTCTTTCTTTATGCCCCACTCATAAATCCCCCATAAAGCAAAACATAACTGTGTTAGGTCTAAAAAAGCCCGCCCATAAACACCATTATATATGTCTAGAATCATCCAAAGTAATTCACCTACAGCCCAAATATAAAAACACACAACACTCTTTTTTATATTAAACACATTACCTGAAAGTGATAAAGCCGCTAAAAACCAAGTTATATCAAATTTAAACATTTTTAAATTCTCCTTTTATTTCATAGGTTTGCTCCCCACAATCCATAAAAGAGTTTTTTGATCTTTGTAATTTAAATTATTTTTTAGCCATCTATACGCCTTTGCTTCATAGTTTGGATGAAATTCTATATCTCCTAAAGATTCCTTGACCCCTAATTCATACTTGAATCCTTTAAGGTGGAATAAATCTACCATAGTATAGCTTTGTTTTATCCCATATCTTTTAATCGTTCCTTGTATTAATTTGTCCCGGTTTGGAGCGGTGCAAACCAGGTATATTTTTTTAACTTTTTTATGAAATTTATGTAGTCCAACTATAATTCCTATTGTATTAATTCCTCTCCCACAAGTAATCACAAGATTATCCAGATCTTCAGGAATATTTTCAACTTGATCGCTAATAGCACTCAGAAGAATATCTGAATAATTTGTAATATTAAACCCGTAGTCTACTACAAACAATTTTTCTTCTTGCGCAATATTTTTTACTTTATTGTAGAGTATCCGATGAATCCCACTTCTACTTATAATTCTTATTTTAGCTCCATAACGTCTACATATAGTAGGCATTCTATAAAGCTTTAGCCGCTCATAAGTCGTGCCTCCATAACAAATAACACATTTTATACCAAAATTACGGGCAACTGCTGCCGTTATCGGCGCTTGAGGTGAATATATACTACATCCACTTATAACTCCGCTAAAATGGTTTTTAACGCTTTCTACAAGCATATAACATTGCCGTAATTTACCACCGTTTACGGTGTTTTTTCCAAACGGTTGAAACAAGTCGTCTCTTTTAAGATATAAACCTTCATGTAATTCTACCGGCGTTAAATCATAAGGGCTTTTAATCACTACTCTGACCCCCTTTTTACTTCTTTTTATCAGTTAGTATTCCTTTAAAATAATCCTCTTTGTTTTTGTATTCATTAATCATAATATCTTTAAACGTTATGCTTTTGAGTCTTTCCCAAGCCCCAGCTTGCTGATAACAACTTTTAATAGATGTAGCTGGAGCCTTCTCCATCGCCGGTGTTATTTCAAATTCACCACCGTTGATAATGTGATTAATGTTGAATGAATTGCCTTTAAAACCTTCAAGCCCGTCTATTCCACAACAACAAAGATCATCGCCCATACTTCTCAATCTGTTTTCTCCACTATAAAACTTCATTCCTAGCTTATGAGCTTTCTCTTTAATTTGGGCTACTTTAGGCTTTAAAGCTCCTATAGGGTATACTGAATCTCCTCCAACTCTGACTAATCCTTTTTTAGTCTTTCTAAATTTCATTCCTTCAATAATAACTCCATAAGCGCCAGCTTCAGCAAATTTTTCTAAGCTGTTCATAATTGAATCATGGTACTCAATCATATAAGGCTGTATACGGATATTTACTCTTTTATGTGGAGATATTTTTTTAACAATTTCAAGCCGCTCAGCAAATTTCGGTGCTCCGAGCTCAATAATATCAAATTCAGGGCAAACTAAAGAAATTTGTACCACACAATTACACTGCTTAATTAAATCTAAATATTCATCGGTGGCTATCAATTTTCCCTTTGTTGAAACTACAAAGGGATATTGAGTTTCTTTAAATACTTCTAAACATTTATAGCTTTCTCTAAGTTTTTTCTCTGCTGGTTGAAATGGGTCAGACATTCCTCCCCAATGTAGCGGGATGTCCCAGTCACACCAACTTGTTGTCTGTACTCGTTTGCCTTTGATGAAATTAATCAATTGCTTATGCGTTTCGTCTTTCCTTACGTCTTTCATACTGTAGTTTTTTTTAGTAGCAAAACAATACTTGCACTGGTGTGTACAACCGCGATAAGTATCAAATCTTATTGGTAGGTCGCATAAAACCACTTGTGAGCCACATAGAGGCATAATTACACCTCCAATAGATTTTTAATTATATAGTCTGCAAGCGCTCCGGTTTCATTTTTTTTTATCCAGTTTTGTATAGCAGTTTTATACTCAATCGGGAAAGAAACCGTAACATTGTAAAACTCGGATAATATATCACGCTTTTCAAAACAATCATCGTTATATAAATCATTTAAGATGTTTTCGTTGTTTTCGTAATCTATAAATCCAAAATTTTGCATATCTAAGTTTATTTCATCTAACTCAAGATCCAGTTTCTCGTAATCCCATGAAGAATACTCAGAAACTTTATTATCCGCAATTCTAAAAGCTTTAATTTGATTTTCAGTTAAATCATTTGCCCGAACACAGGGCGCCGTTTTTAATCCTAACATTTCTGCTGCTTTTAACCTTGTATGTCCTGCCACAATAACATTGTTTTGGTCAATAATAATTGGAACTTTAAAGCCAAATTCTTTAATTGAGTTTGCTACATATTTAACCGCATCATCATTAATCCTTGGATTATTTTCATAGGGTTTTATATCACTTAAAGCTAAATATTCTATTTTTATTTCATTCATAAAAAATTAAACCTTTCTATAAATCAATAAATTCTATAGTTTCCAAAAAACTATAGAATTCAATATTTTTGTGAATAAATATTAGCGGTTTGATTTTTTTTATTCTTTTTTTTTCGTCTACACCCCTAGGGGGGGCTTTATTTTACGCAGGTAGTCTTTACTATACACACCTTTTTCAGCTAGCTTATGATGTAAAGAGCAAAGGCAAATTAAATTATCATAATCATAGGCTAAATCCGGTCTGTTTTTTAAAGGCTCTATATGATGTACTTCAATCTGCTTAGATCTAACTACTCCGTCTAGTAAACACAAAGCACAAAGATTTTTATTATCTTCTTTAAACAGTTTAACAAGCTTAACCAGGCGAAAGTTTTGTCTTAACTTGTGGCCTAAGTCTTTTCTAGGATTGCCGTCAAAACCTGTCTTGTACTTGTTTTTCTGACACCTGTTAGAATTAAATAAGTGAATACTCCCACAAACAGTACACGTCTTATACATCGCTATCAGTCTCTTTTTCAGGCACAAACTCTACGACGTCACCGATATTGCAATCCAAAAAATTACAAACTTTTTCCAAAGTCATAAGCGATAGAGGTTTGTTTTTACGAAATTTTCTTCCGGTTTCAAGACTCATATCAAACTTCAGTAAAAAGTCACCTAGCGTCAAATGCCTACTATTTAGCACCCTAAACAACCCATTATAGGAAATCGCCATAGCATCGCCTCAAAAATACAAGTCAACTTATAAAAATCTATTTCCGCGTCAGTTCCAATATCGACAACCATCAGTTAAGCAAAAGAGTCAAAGGAGAAAAAGTTTTAAAGGTGGTGAAAGAAGTAATAAAAAAATGGTTTAAAAACACCATTGTATTTATTTTGTCAATTTTTAGATAAAAGTCAAGCTTTTTTACCCGTTTTTTGCGAAAATTTCTTTCAATTTTTTAAGTTTAATTTCTATTTTGCTTATTTTTTTGTCAAAATTTAAAATAAATTTATTTTCGAGGTAAAGCGAAAATTTATCCAAAATTGAGGTGTTTTTTATTTTAACTTCGGAGTAAATATTTGAGCGAAGACGGACAATTTGTTCGAGTTTATCTTTGCGCTCACAAAGCGAGATATATTTATTTTTAAGTTTTTCAAACTCAGCTAATAGAGGCTGCAAATTTTCCATAGACATCTCCTTATTTTCTAAAATCGATTTAAACGGCTTTTAAAGCCCTTATTTTTTATCAAAGGCAATTACCCTATTTAGCGAATTTCATTCAAATTTACCCCCTTAGAAGCCACGTAAAAGCTGTTTAGAGTTAATCATATTACTCTAACTGCTTTTCTACGATAATTTTTACTAGGATTGTTGCTTATATTTACCGCGTAATTCTTTTTGCTGCTTAACTCAAAAATTCTTCCGCCAATAGCTTCATCAATCTCCATAATCTCCGAAATATTTCTTTCGCTGGAAATAACAGTAATTAAATTTTTCTTGTTGTATCTGTAGTTGATTAATTCAAAAGCGAGGTTTATATCTGCGGTTGTAGGTCTTTGTACTTTTCCGCTTTGGTCTTTTCCCATTTTAAACAAATCATCGATGTACAAAACGTTTATGGTTTTTAATTTAAAAATTGCTTTTTCATACTTTTCACCTTCCGCAGCTAGACTTTTTATCTTTGTTGCCTCATCTCTCCAAAGCATGTAGTAAGCCTTTTTGCCTTGTCTTAAAAATTCAGCGGTAATAGCAGTGCAGATATGAGTTTTACCAGCACCACTTTGCCCACCAACAAAAAACCAGTTGTTTTCGGTGTCTTTTACAAAAGCCATTGCCGATTTTTTTAACTCTTCCTGCCACGGCTCTGTTGCTATGTAATTTTCGAAAGAGTATTTTGTGATATAATCAGCAAGACCGCTGTCTTTGAGATTTTTAATCATCTCCCTTGTGTTCGCACAAGTGCATTTACGAAAGACAGGATACCCGTCTTCAGTTAAACGCATAAAACCTCCGCGGTTTTTACATTTTTCACAGTTATAACCATCAGCTACGTTTAGGTTACCTACACGCCGGTTGAAGATGTCGCACATTTCTTTATCTGAATTTTCATATTCTGCTTCTGATTTTTTGGTCAGGAGCATTTTTTTTGCATATTTATTTTTCATATACTCGAGCTTTTTTAAAAATTGTTCTGCTACAGACTCCATAAACCCTCACAAACATTAAGTTTTAAGCTTATATATCTCTAAAATCGATTTAAATGCCCTACAACGCGTTTTTATAGCTCAAGCGCAAAATTACATCACTATCCTGTTTTCGCTTAAATTTGACCCCTTAGAAACCCTAAGAAAGGCATCATAACTTCAAACTAAAAGTTTATTTTCAAATTAAAGCCAAAGACCTAATCGCTCAGGTGGCTTTTTGGGCTCACTTGAGAAAGTATCCATAGCTTTTACGTACTCATCCAGGTTGTAACTGGAATGATTGTTTAATTTGTTTTTGTCTTTTTCATTCAGTTCAAAAAATCCAACCCAGCCGTTAATAATCGAATTCTGCACTATCTGGATTTTTTCTTCGTCATTATCAGCCAACTTATCAAGCTTTTTAAGACTTAGCTCTAACGCTCTGTTAGTTAAAGCCGCTTTTTTCTGTTTACGCGTTTTCAGGTGCTCTTTAAGCTCAACGCGTAAATTTTCATTTTCTGTGTAAGCGTCAATTATTACGTCAAAGCTAATAGTTTTTGGTTTGGTTTTTTTAGCTTTGGTTTGTTTTTGGCTAATAGAGTTTGAATTATTTTTTTCTTTTTTTGGCGAAATTTTATCCTGCTCTAATTGGCTTTCTTTCTTACTTACTTTACTAATTCTATTTATAGAATTAGTACCTATATTATCTTCTATATTATGAGGTAAAGTTTCTTTACCGGGGTGGTTAAGTTTTTTAACCACCGGTAAAGTTGACAACACTACTTTTTGCTCTTTGGTTCTTTTAACGTAATAATCACAAAATTTAATCCCATTATCAAAACGTTCTATTTTCCCTATCAAATCTTTTTCTAATAAAGTTTTTAAAGTTTTTATTACTGTAACCTTAGAAGAGTTGGTCCAGTCCATTAGGTAACGCAAACTTCCACGAAAGGTTTGATTCTCTTCTTGGCTAAAACCGAAAATTATGGCATAAATTAGTAGTTCATTTCCTTTTAGGCCTAATTCACATACAGCCCATCCAGGAATATGAATGTAATTTTCGCTTTTTACCTTTGATTTTGGGCGCAGTTCTTGCGTCTCTTTTTTTATTTCTACGTTTTTTGTTAAATTATCATTAAACTCAACACTGTTTTTTAATAATTTTTCACATTTGCTTCTGTTTTCATATTTTGATAAACTAAAAAGTTTTACTTCCAACTTTTTAACCTAAATTTCCAATTATACAAAACAACAGTTTTGTATAATTGGAAACCGAGGTAAAAGTTGCACAAAAGCGCGGATGTAAAAAATAGTTTAAATCATGATGAAAAACTTTTTGGTTTAAATGAAGAAAACAATAAAAGCAAATCGACGGAAAATATTGAGGTAAAAAAAGAGACGCAAGAGTTGCGTCCAAATTCTGAGATAAAAACAGAGTTGGCCACAACCATGCCAACTCATAATTTTATCGAAAACAGCTTAATAATACTAACCAAACAAACGTTAGATATTTTTTTACGGCAAGAAAACCCATCGGAGCTGATTGCCTTATACACATTTTACTACTACACGGCAAAATGGCAACAGACCAATCGACCAAAATGTACGACTGGTTACGTGGCTAAAGCATTACATTGGGGTATCAAGAAAACACAAAAAATAAAAAAACAATTATTAGAATTTGGACTGATAGAGGATGCAAAGGCAGTAGATCCTCTAACAAAAAGAGTCCTCGGTCATTACATCAAAATAAATTACATTTTCAAAAAAGAAACACTCGAAAAAAATCAAAAATGCGCAAATTATTCCACTCAGTCATTTTATGCGCAAATGGAAAGCCTAAACCCCAGTATTTTAGCCAAAGATTCCACCCAGTCATTTTCCCACCGGGTGGAAAAAAGAGTGACAAATGCTTTAAGTACTAATAATAAAAATGCTTTAAGTACTGATAATTTAAGTAAGAAAGTAAGTAAGCAATTAGAGCAGGATAAAATTTCGCCAAAAAAAGAAAAAAATAATTCAAACTCTATTAGCCGAAAACAAACCAAAGTAAAAAAAGCCAAACCAAAACCTATTAGCTTTGATGAAATAATTGACGCATACACCAAAAATGAAGATTTACGCATTGAACTTAAAGAGCACTTAAAAACGCGTAAACAGAAAAAGGCGGCTTTAACTAACAGAGCGATTGAACTAAGTCTTAAAAAGCTTGATAAGTTGGCTGATAGTGATGAAGAAAAACTTTATGATAGTACAAAATTCGATTATGAACGGTTGGGTTGGATTTTTTCCGCTTAAGCAAGACGAAAAGAAACAGTTGAGAGATAAATCTAGTTATGACATCGACGAGTACATGAAGACCATGGACACTTTTGAAAGTGAGCCAAAAGGTGACCCAAAAAGATTCCCTTTCGAGTTAGGTAACTGGCTCTAGTTTAAAACCAAGATATCTCTCTTGTGGATTCTAAGGGGTTAAATTTGAATGAAAATTTGCTAATAGAGTAATTTACCTTTGAACTAAAATAAGTACCTTAAGCGCCTTTTTAATCGATTTTAGAAATATTCAAAAAATAAGGTTTGGTTCCCATGGAAAATCTTCGCACGTTATCAGAAATTTGCATTTTAGTCCTTGTTTGGATTTTTGTTTTTACTTTGAAATAAATATGCCTCTCTTTTGGCTTTAAATAGGTCAAATTTAAACGCAAATCACTTAGTTAATTAATTTGCCGTTTAAAATAAAAAAGTACTTTAAAGGCCGTTAGAATAAATTTTTAAAATTTGTTAAGTGCAAGTTTAAGGCAAAACTATGGCTTTTTTTGAAAATATTTATTTTTACATAACATTTTCGGTTTAATATTGATATTTTTTATTCAAATAGTAAAAAATATATTAAAAAATAATAAACAAAGGTAAAATTGACTAAAAATGTATTTTTGTGTTATTATTTTTTGTATATGAACTCTATAACTGAAAAATTAAGCGAAAAAATAAAATATCTTAAAGCTAAATATGGCGAAAAGATTTTTCCCGGTGAAGGAAAAGCAAAAAGGCGTGACACCGAGGAGGAAATGTGCGCACTTTTTAACCAAAGGGAAGGCGACTTAAACAAATACTACGGGTATGATTGCAAAGAGTGCAAAAACCGTGGAAGTTTTATGCGTCTAACTGAAAACGGGAATCCGGTTAACTATCCGTGCAAGTGCATGAATGCAAGGAAGATGCTTAAAAACCTCAAAAAGAGCGGTCTTTCCACAAATCTAAAAAAATTATCTTTTGACAGTTTTATCGCAGACGAACTATGGCAAGAAAATCTAAAAAATTCTGCAATAGATTTCGTAAAAAACGAAAATCCAGGTTGGTTTTTTGTTGGCGGTCAATCTGGTTGTGGCAAAACGCACATTTGCACGGCTATAACGGCTTGTTTTCTTAGAAAAGGCAAAACCGCTCATTACATGCTTTGGCGTGACGAAATTGCCAAAATAAAGAGCGTTGTAACGGATTTTTTAGAGTACAAAAAGTTGGTTGATGAATTAAAAAAAGTGGATGTTTTGTGCATGGATAATTTATTTAAAATGGGAAAAATCGCAGATATAAAAGAAGTTAAACCAACGTCAGCTAATATAAACGTCGCGTTTGAAATACTACAATTTAGTTACACAAACGATAAATTAATAACTGTTATTTCCAGTGAAAAAACTATCAGTGATATTGTTAAAATTGACGAAGCAATAGCCGGTAGAATTATTGAAAAAACTGGGTTTAAGAGGTTTTGCAACAATATACAAAAAGACCCTTCTAAAAATTTTAGATTTTATAAAGGAGTTGCAAATGAATAACTTTTATGCTGTTGGATGGCTGAAATAGATCACAGTTCCAGAAGGGGAGGAACGTAACGCAGAAGCTTTAGGTTTTTTATTAGCGGTTAAAAGAAAAAAAACAATCCAAAAACTAAAAATAGCCAATTTGACCCTGTTGTTTGTATTGCAAGACATGAAGTCGCTAAACAGTTAGTAAAACGTAAAGCTTATGATTTAATTGCTGTAACCGGGAAAGTAGCCGGTGGAATTTTAGTAGACCAACACGATGCTAATGAAAGCCCTACTGGCTATGTGGATGTGTCTTCTTTCAGCTATTTTAAGCCTAACAAAGACGGTTATATTGAAGAGTATTTTCCAGAAGAAGATGAAGCAGAAAATTTAGAGCAAAAAGTTAGAGAGGATACGGAAGAAAAAGAAAAATCAAAGCCTAAAAAGAAATCAAAAAAAGTAAAAGAGGAGACTAAAGGAAATAACTGAAAAAGAGAAAATTTATTTGCTAAAAGAATATGAAAAGCAAAAAAAATGTTGGAAATTGTGTGAATTAAAAGACAGATTGGAACAACTAGTTAGAGTTAGTTCTGCTAGTTATAGTGATGTTAAAATCCAAAACAATAATAAATATGACCATTTTGCTGTTTTTCTTGAAAAAAAAGAAAAGTTTAATTTAGAAAAGAAAATCAAAAAAGCAGAAGATAAATTAGAAGAAATAAAGGCGTTGTTAACAGAAAAAGGAAATGTTTAGTTTACTTTTTTGTTTGTTTTTCGCTATTTTTGTGTATGATGGATATCTTTGCCTTTTAGAAAGGGTTTTATGAGTAGAACAGTAGAACAATTATTACAATGGAAGACGAACTTATAAAAGATAAAGATGGTTCTGGGAACGAAGGTATGTTTATGGAAGTAGAAGGCGAAAAAACTTTTTTGATGAATTACCCGGATATGTTAGGTTTTATTTGCAAAGTTAATGACAAAATATATGAGTTTTCGGATAGAAATATAGTTAGTATGTTGCATAAACAATTGATGTCAAAACCGTTATCACAAGTAGAAGAAAACAAACAGGATTTAGAACTTGCGAAAAAAAAAAGAAAAAGACAAAACAAAGAAAGAAAGCTAGTTATCAATGTACAAAACTTGTACGTGGTGCGGCGGGATTCACCCTTTTTCCTCTAACAGATGCCAAAGAAATAGTGGGTTTTTCCCTAAACCTAGAAAAGATGTGGGGCATAAATTTAGGCAAACAAAAGAGTATAGAAAATTGGTAAAAGTTTTTAAGAAAGATAGCAAATATTTATGTGCGGTGTGTCTAAATGAGGGCACTATTAACTCTAAGAATGTTGAAGTACATCACATAGATGCAATAAAACATAGACCTGACTTGGCCTATGATTACGATAATTTAGTTTGTCTTTGCTCTTTACACCATAAATTTGCGGAAAAAGGGTTAATCAGAAAAGACTATTTGAGAAAAGTAGCCCCCCTGTGTAGAGTTAAAAGTTAATGGAAGCAAAAAAATATCAGACCGCTTCCACTTTTTTACAAAAATATAAAAAACGGGCCTGTGCCATAGCATAGGCTTTAAATAGTTTCACAGTGCCGAAATTTGATAGAGGAACAACTTTGAGCAAAACACAGCTAGATAAGCAAGCGAAAGAAATTTTAAAAATAGCAGGCGAAAGTGGCGTTCAATCTAATTATTTGTTTGTTACAACTTTTAAACGTTACAGATTTTTGCTAGAAAGTTTAGACCGACTAGGAGAGATTATTGAACATGACGGAGAAATAATAACTAAAGAAGACGCCAAAGGCTGCTCTTATAAAGCAGTACACCCAGCCTTAGTTAGATACAACTCTTTGGCTGAGGTGTCTAACAAAACAGCTTCTACGCTTATACGGATTATAAAAACGTTTAATGTTTAAGAACGGAGCGAAGCAGTTGATCCGCTCATAAAGATTTTAAACGGTTGCGACGAGGAGGAAGAAGATTAAAAACAAAGCTTATGAATTCTGTTTAAAGGCGATAAAAGAAGAGCCAACGCCTAAATATGTAAAAAAGCAGATAAAAGATTTTATAAATTTGTGTGAAAGCAAGAACAAAAAATATGAAATAAATAAAAAAAAGTTAAAACAGCTAGAAAACATTCTTAAGTTATTGGTTATGCCTAAAGGCTTAAAGGCAGGGCAAACACTTTATGAGTGCACTACTGGGTATCAGTGGCTGTTTTACACAGCTATTTTTTGCACTGTATTTAGAGATAATCCCAAAAAGAGGAGGTATGAAACAGGTGTTTTGGAGATTTGCAGGAAGAACTTTAAGACGTTTACTATAGCGACAATTTTCATTTTACTTTTTCTAACAGAGCTAAAGTTTAGCAAGTTTTATTCAGTGGCGCCGGACGGTGCTTTATCTCGTGAAATAAGAGATGCTATAGGTGAAACAATCAGGTCAAGTCCACTGGTGTATGAGTTTAGCGGAGTTAAACGTTTCAAAGTTTTAAAAGACTACATAATGTTTTTGCCTAAAAGGATTCAGTATATTCCGCTTTCTTACTCAACTAGCAGAATGGACGGTAGACTGCCAAATACATTTATGGCAGATGAGGTGGGGGCTTTGCCGACAAATTATGCGATAGAAGCGATGCGGTCAGGTCAGCTTAAAATTCTTAACTAATTAGGATTTATAATTTCTACAAAATATCCAACTATAGACAATCCTCTTGAAGAAGAAATTAAGTATTCAAAAAAAGTTTTAGATGGCTTAGTAAATGACGAGACAAGGTTTAGTCTTTTATATGAACCTGATAATATAAAAAATTGGGAAACAGATGATTTAATTTTAAAGCAATCGAACCCAGTAGCTTTAGAAATACCAGAAATTTTAGAGGATTTAGTAAAAAAGCGTGCTTATGCAATATCTGTAGAGAGTGCACGTGAAAATTTTGTAACTAAGCATTGTAATATAATTTACCAGGGTGTTGGCACAGAAACGTACATTGATTTAAATGATATCTTGGCCTGTAAAGTGGCGAATATTGACTGGAAAGTTCGAGTTGTATATCTTGCGCTGGATTTGTCTGAAAGTAGTGATAATACCAGTGCTTCTATGGTTTATTTGGATGAAGATGGCAACATTTTAGCTGAAAGTTTTGCCTTTATTCCAAGTGACAGGATTTTAGAAAAAACACTCAAAGAAAAAGTTAATTATAGGGAGTTGTTAAAGAGCGGCAAAGTTTTTGCGTGCGGGAATAAAGTTATAGATTATCCAGCTGTTGAAAAATTTGTACTTTCTATAGAAAAAAAGTACAAAGTTAAAGTCCAGGCTATAGGGTATGATCGCTGGAACGCTATGTCGACAGCGCAAAAGCTAGAAAAAGCCGGGTATAACGTCATAGAAATAAGGCAACATTCAAGTGTTTTACATCCACCTACAAAGTTATTAAAAGAAAAAATATTAAAAGGGCAGTTTATGTACACAGAGAATAAACTTCTGGAAATAAACTTCCAAAATGCCCGCTGTGTTTATGACACCAACAAAAATACTTACGTAAACAAGAAAAAATCTAACGGCAAGGTGGATATGGTGGTTAGTTTGATTAACGCGGTTTACCTTTTGGAAAAAGATAATTTGCTAAATCAGATGGATTTTTTAGCACAAACAATTTAGGAGGGAAACTAATGGAAATTGTGTGGCATATTTTGTCGTGGTTGATGAGTGGAGTTGCTTTAGCTGGCACTATCATTAATGCGGAGCGCAATAAGCTAGGATTTGTCTTTTGGATTGTTTCTAATCTTTACATGACTATTAGGTTTGCCGTTATTAGTGAATATGCACAAATGATTTTGTTTTTCATTTATTTCATTTTAGCTATAAGAGGTCTTTATTCTTGGTCTAAAAAAGAAGAAAACGGGAAGCTAAAATTTAAATTTAGGAAACAACTATAAATACTCTGTATTGGAAATTTTGGAGGTCTTTATGCCAAAGCGTACTCATTTGGGGCTCGCTAGAAAACGAAAGCAAAATAGTTTTTTCACATTATACCGAGATATAGAAGATGAGCTAAAGTACTATGACAAAAAAATTTTTAAAAACAAGACGGTGTACTGCAATTGTGATACAGAACACTCTAATTTTTACAAATATTTTGTTGACCACTTTGAAGATTTGGGGCTTAAAAAATTAATTGTTACGGGTGTTGCTGATGATTTGGATTATTTTGAGGGTGTAAAAAAAAAGGCAAGGCTTACAAAATAGAGTACTATGGAAAAGACAAAGACGTAGTAAAAAGCGTGTTAAATAATACAGCTTTTTCGCTAAAAAACAGATTAACTCCTGTGAACTTCACGCCTATGTCCGATAGTCAGAGCTAGTATAATTAATTCATTATCTTTAATTTCGCAAATAATTCTATAGCTGCCCACACGGTATCTCCACAGACCTTTTTTGTTAGCTACTAAAGACTTTTCGTGAGCTCTTGGATCTTCACAATTAATTAAATTTTTGGTAATCCAAGATTTAACCATTAACTGTGTATAGCGGTCAATTTTTTTGAATTCTTTTTCAAAACGATCTGTCTTTCTTATTTGATACTTCAAATATCGAGTTCCTTCCAAAGGTCTTCAATAGGTGCGCTTTTTTTGCCGCTTCTTTCATAGTCTTTGTAGGCCTCTTCAGCCACCTTAAGGTCGTATTCATATTCTATTTTTTCAAACAAAGCCCGTTTAAAAGCTTCGCCGATAGATATAGAATGAAATTTTGCGTAACTATCCGCTAACGATCTTTCTTTATCATTTAACTGAATTGAAAAAGCCATGGAGCGTCTCCCCCAATCTATATAGTACATTATACTATAGAATGAGGAAAAAAGATATAAAAAAAGCACAGCTTATGAGGCTGCGTTTTTGATTGAATGTTTTATTGAATAGTTAGTTTTGGCGAAAACTAGTGCTAAGACGTTCAACCGATCACATTATATTACAAAAATTAGAAATAAGGAGGTGAAAAATTGGATATAACGCTTAGGGAAGACAAAGTAGAGATTGAAGGTTACGTTAATGCCGTGGAAAGAAACTCGAAGCCACTTTTGAGCCGTATGGGTAAATTTATAGAGCGAATCTGTAAGGGCGCCTTTAAAAGAGCCATAGAGCGCAATGATGATATTCATATTCTTCTAAACCATGACTGGAACAGAGATTTAGGCTCAACCAAGAGGGGAAATTTAGAATTATATGAAGATTCTATAGGCTTTAAAGCCCGCGCAATAATTACAGACCCTGAAGTTGTAGAAAAAGCTAAAAATGGCGATTTAGTGGGTTTGTCTTTTGGGTTTTCAGACGTTGACGTAGAAAACGGCTTTGAAAACGGCTTGCCTACTCGTGCAATCAAAGATATGGATTTATATGAGGTTTCTATTTTGGATCGTGCAAAAATTCCAGCTTATGAAGGAAATCTAATAACAGCCCGAAGCGATGAAAAAATTCAATATCGCAGCGAGCCGTTACTAGTAAAGTTAGACATCAAGAACACTGTAAGTACAACTCGGACAGAGACTGACCATCTGCCCGAATCTATTATAGAAAAAATTGACTACTCAAAATATGAAAACCTAATTAGAAACCTCAAGTTTGATTCTGAGCTTCTGGAAATTCGCTACAATCCAAACCACGACTTAAAAACCGGACGTTTTAGTTTTGGTGGGGGCGGCGGGAGTAGTTCCGGCGGTAGAAAAAGTGGCGGATCTGGAAATGGTAATAACAGCAAAAGTTCAAACAGCAGTGCTGACTCTAACCAAAAAGGTAGTTCTAACGGCAGTAGTACAAGTTCTGGGGGTTCTAAAAGTTCTTCTGATGGTAAAGCAGATGAAAACACTTTAGCTGAACACCAAAGAGCCACTAAAGAGCTTTCTAGTTCTAAATATCCTGATGGTACTTACAATGTTAAAACTTTAAAGCCCGTGAGTTATAATAGTGGGTATCAGGTTACCTTTTGCCGGATTGGTGACAATTACTCGCCAAAAGAATATGCCGCCAAAGTTAATGAATTTCTTGATGTTAGCTCAGACAAAATCGCTAGCGCTGAAAAATTCCAGAGTACTCCAGAAGTTAGTTTTCACGTTAAAGATAAATCTGTCGCTATTAAGAAAGCTAAAAAATATAATCAGATCTCTGTTTGGGATTGGAAAAAATTCAGAGAGATTAAAACTGGTGGGACCGGCAAAAGAAGTTCTAATTTTGAGAAAGAAATTTCGAGGGCTGTTGATATGAATAAAGTTGAACAATATAAGGAATTAGACAGAATAGACGGTAATAACGATGACGAAACTACGAATTTGCCAGAACGTGAAGCACTGCTTAAAACTATGACAAATGAAGAAATAGATGAACTTATAAATTGGATGCAAAACATTCAAGGAAAGATTTATTTAAGCAAATTCAAAAAGAAATAATTTTTTAAAAATGAGAGGATTTTAATTTATGAACCAAAAAGAACTTTTAGAAAAGAAAAATGATTTAGTTACAAGGGCTGAAGAAACATTAAACAAAGCAAAGGCTGAAAACCGTGAATTGACAGATGCCGAGATGGCTGAACTTGCTGAAATCCGCGACAATGTTAGGAAAATTGTTAAGGCTTTAGATTTAGATGACTTTTTTGATAGGGAAGGCAGAAATAACGGCAAAAAGCCAGAACCCCAAAATATGGAAAAAGGAAGCGAGGAAATGAGCGAAGATACACGCGCAAATTGTGAGCAGGATGTAAAAGAAACTAGGGCTTTTGAAAATTACATTAGAGGCATAGTTACAAACGAAAGAGCCAATAATATGACTTTTGGTGACAATGGTGCTGTTGTTCCAACTACAATCGCTAACAGGATAATCAAAAAAGTCTATAATATTTGCCCGATTTTAGAGAGATCTACTAAGTACAATGTAAAAGGAACGCTAGAGCTCCCTTACTATGATGTAGACACCACAACTATTACAGTGGCTTACAAAGACGAATTTTCAGCTTTGACAAGTTCTTCCGGAAAATTTGATTCAATCACTTTGACCGGCTACCTTGCAGGCGCTTTGACAAAAATTTCCAGATCTTTAATAAACAATTCTCAGTTTGATATAGTAGCGTTTATAGTTGACGAAATGGCTTACTCAATAAAAAGATTCATTGAAAATGAGCTTTTGAACGGAACACCCGGTAATCCTCCGACAACTCCGTAAAAAGTTTTAGGTCTTTATGGTTTGACAAACTATATAACAGCCGCGTCACAAACAGTTATAACAGCTGATGAAGTTGTACAACTCCACGACAAAATTAAAGATGAATTCCAAGCAAACGCCATGTGGATTATGTCCCCAGCTACTAGAACGGCTCTAAGACTTTTAAAAGCTACGACTGGGTATTATCTATTGAACGATGACGTCTCAAGCCCATTTGGTACCACGCTGTTAGGCAAGCCTGTGTATGTTTCTGACAATATGCCTGATATGGCGGCAGGTAAAAATGCGATCTTCTACGGTGACTTCAGAGGTCTTGCGACTAAGTTTAATGGAGAACTTAGCATTGAAGTTTTGCGTGAAAAATACGCAGATGAGCACGCAGTCGGTGTAATTGGTTGGTTTGAGTTTGACTCTAAAGTCGAAGATGCTCAAAAAATTGCTAAATTAGTGATGGCTTCTGCTTAAAGGGGGCTTTTAAATGAAATATAAAGCGCTAAACTCTTTTAGCGGAGCTATTAGCATGGCTAAAGACGAAATCCGTGAATTAACGGATCAAGCTTTAATTAAAGACTTAACTAAAGCCGGATATATAATGCCTTATGTAAAAATAGAAAAAAGCAAACCCGGCGTAAAAACAAAAAAAGGAGGTAAAAAATAATGTTTGTAAAAGCTCTAAAGCCATTTACGCGTTTTTTAAACGGCGCTTTTTTTCGCCTTCAAGTGGTGCAGTTTTTGAAACTACAAGTGAGACAGGCGCGGAAATGATTTCTCAAGGTTTAGTCGAAGAATACACTTTGATTACTCCAACAGGGACTAAAACAATTACTGCAAATGGCACGGATATTGATGTTGCGCAATATGCTAAAGCCGATGTAGCAGTTCCAGAACCAACTGGCAACATAGAACTCACAGAAAATGGTACAAATATTGATATTGCAGAATATGCAACAGCAACCGTAGCAGTACCAGGACCCTCTGGAAGCCTTGAAATCAATCAAGATGGGACATATGACGTATCACAATATGCACAGGTAGTTGTAAATGTTGGTGGTGATGGATGAATGAAATCTCTAAAGTCAGCGATATAACCTATCAGGATGTTGCCTCGTACTTAAGACTGTATGAGACGACATCTTCCGATGTAAACACTCTAAAAAATATATTGGAAGTTGCTAAAAGGTTTATTGTTGAATACACAGGTCGCACAACCTTAGAGCTGGATAATTACCAGGATTTTGTGATTGTGGTGTTTGTGCTTTGCCAGGATATGTGGGACAACCGTACAATGTATGTTGACTCTAAGAACTTAAATAGAGTGGTGGAAGCTATTTTAAATCTACATTCGGTGAATTTATTATGATTAATGCCGGGAAATATAATAAGCAAATTACAATTTATAGTACTCAGGTCGTAGAAGATGAAGACGGCTTTCAAACTACCATTAACAATATAATTTTGCAGCCTTATGCTAGCGTCAAAACTACTAAAGGTTTTACTTTAATCACAAACGGAACAGATTTTGAAAAAGCGTTTACAAATTTTACCATCAGATATCCTGTAACCGAGATTACACGTGATATGCTCATTTCTTTTAGAGGTAAAACTTATACAATTCAATATTTAAATAATGTGAATGAAGAAAACGTAGAGCTTGAAATTCAAGCAAAAGAGGTAACTCTTTAATGGCTAAATTTCAGGTAAAAATGCCCACAGAGCTGATAAAAGAAGTTGAGAAACTAGAAAAAGATACCGAAAAAATCTGTGGTGAAATGGTAAAAGCCGGTGCGCAAGTTGCGTATAAAAATGTTTTAAATAACTTGCCTGCGCCTTTAAAAAATAGCAATTTTAAAAACTGTATTTGTGTATCTAAAGTTTACAAGACACCTAGCGATGGTGCTATCAATGCAAAAGTTATGGTAGTTGACGGCTACTTCACAAATCATTTAGGTAAAAAAACACCTGCGCCACTGGTTGCAAATCTCTTTGAGTATGGTCGGCATAATCACCACTATCCACAGCAAAAGTTTTTCAGAAAATCTTTTAAGAAAAAACAAATCACAGACGCTTTTTATACGGCGTTTGTTAAAGCAACTGGTGGAATGTTCAAATGAATGAATTAATCACAAGAATTTTTAGTAATTTTTCAGTAGATGGCAAGTCAATACCTGTTAAATTTTTACATTACGAAGGTTATGGCGAGCCGTATGTAGTTTGGCAAAAAGAAAGCATGGACAGGGCTTTCACAGCTGACGATGAACTGGAAAATTACGTTGATTACTATGATTTTAGTATTTACTCCAAAGGCAATTACACCAAAATTGTTGATGCTGTAAAAAGTGTACTAAAACAAAATGATTTTTTATGGGAAGTAGACCGCTCGAGTGGCGACTTATACGACCCAGACACAGGTTATTACTTTATAACATTAAATTTTTCATATTTAAGGAGCGAATAATATGGCAAAAATTGGTTTAAATAGTTTTAGGTATTCAGTTTTAACAGAAACAGCTACAGGTCCCACTTATGAGGGTGCCAAGACACCTGGAAAAGCTATAAGTTGTAGCGTAGAGATCTCAAACAACAGTGCTATGCTTTATGCAGATGATGCCCTGGCAGAAAGTGATACGTCTTTTCAAAGCGGCACGGTTACTATTGGTATAGATGAAGAGGACATCGACACTATGGCTGAACTTTTAGGTCACACTGTGACATCTTCCGTAATGACTCGAAATGTCAATGACGTTGCGCCTTATGTTGGTTTAGGACGCATAGTTACCAAAATGATAAACGGTGAATACAAGTACAAAGTTGAGTTTTTGTACAAAGTTAAATTTTCAGAACCGCAAGCTGAGAACAATACAAGAGGCGAAAGTACAGAATTTGGTACATATGAGCTGGAAGGCACTATAACTGCTTTAAGCGATGGTAAATGGTCAGAAACACAGCAATTTGATACCAAAACCGCAGCTTTAACGTACTTAGAGGGTCTTTTAGCAGCACCAACTCCGCCGACGCCGTAGGTGCGGGCTTTAAAACCCCCGCTTGATGTGTTACAATAAGTTTAGGTTGTGAGGATTGTCTTCGTGGCGCTCCCCTTCGCTCGAACATTAAATTCTTTCGCGGAGGAGGTGAGGCCTATGTGACATATCTTGCAGTTCTTTCGCAGGATTGTTGGTTTTTTATTTAAAAAAATAGGGTGCTCGTTTAAGTATAAACGAACAACCGAAATAGAAATCAACTACCGCGAAGACTGACCAAGTCCTCACAACCTTTTCATTATACCACAAAAAGCAAAAAAAGATACCTGGAATAATTCAGGCATCGATATTTACTACCAACAAATTAAGCAAAAATTAGTTAAGAAAGACACCCTTTAAATGCGAGGGACAAAGAGGGTGACAACAGAATTGTACCACAAAAATGGAGGTGTAAATGAAAGACGTTAGCGGTGAGTTTTTATTTAACGGGCAGACTTATAAGATAATTTTTAACTTAAACGTGATGGAAGAAATACAGGAAAAATATGGGTCTGTAGCAAAATGGGGAGAATTAACAGACGGTTCTAAAGGTGAGGTTAATGCAAAATCCATAATTTTTGGTTATACCGCAACGCTAAATGAGGCAATAGATATAGAAAATGAAGAAAAAGGCACAGATAAAAAACATTTTACTTTAAAGCAAGTTGGTAGATTAATTACAAATATCGGCTTAGGGCAAATGACACAAGAGTTAAACAACACAGTAGTTAAAAGTACTAAAAGTAATGAAAAAAACGGATAATCCACGAAGATGAAGACCCAGTGATTGATTTTTCGTGGATCTATTTTATTTGCGTAAAAAAGCTGGGATTTAATTATAAAAACGCAGGCAGAATAACTCTTACAACTTTTTTAAAACTTTACAACCACTACAAAGAAGACTTTGATTTAGAACTTATGCTAAATCAAAGTCGGACAACCTATGCAAAATTAAAGAAAAAAGTACAAAAATCTGAAGAGTGGTTTTAAGAAAGGAGGCAAAATATGGCGTCAGGACTTGGCGGGACTATAAAACTTGGCGGTGCAGATGAATATAGAAAGTCTTTGAGTTTAATAAAACAAGAACTTAGAGAGGCAGGAAGTGCTTTAAACGCTATTTCCTCGAGTTTTGCAAATAGTGATAAATCTGAGCAGGATGTAATAAATACCACTGAGCGTTACAACTCGATACTTGCTCAACAAAAGAATCTTTTGAACTCTTTAGATGGTGTGTATGCTAATTATTCAAAGCTTATTACAGCAAACAAAGAAAAAATATCTGAACTAACGAAAAAAAGAGATGAAGAGGCAGCTAAACTTGAATCTATAAAACGAAAATATGGGCAAACATCTCCAGAATACGAAAAGCAAGCTAAAGTTGTTTCGGCGTTACAGAAAGAGATAGATTCTGAAAATAAGAGCCTGGATAGAAACACAAAACAAATGAGCAGTGTCAAAACAACTATGAATGACACTGAAACTGCTATTAACAAAACCACCAAAGAAATGGACTCTTTAGGCAAAGAAACTGAAGAGACTGGTAAAGAGGCAAAAAAAGCGGCGGATGGTGGATTCACTGTAATGAAAGGTGCTTTGGCTAATTTAGTGAGCCAAGGAATAACTGCTGCTCTGGATGGTTTAAAAAAAAATAGCAGGTGCTGTTGTTAATTTAGGCAAAAACGCCGTAGAAAATTTTGCAAATTATGAACAACTAATAGGTGGTGTAGAAACTCTTTTTGGCGAAAGTGCTGGAATTGTAGAAAATTATGCGAATAATGCGTATAAATCAGCTGGTTTAAGTGCAAACCAATACATGGAGACAATTACCGGATTTTCAGCAAGTTTGATGCAGTCTTTGGGTGGAGATACTGCTAAAGTCGCTGAAGTCGGTGATATGGCTGTTAAAGACATGTCTGACAACGCCAATAAGATGGGTACTTCTATGGAGTCTATTCAGAATGCCTATCAAGGATTTGCTAAGCAAAATTATACCATGTTAGATAACCTAAAACTCGGTGGACGCAAACTTAGCCGAGTATAAACCCTGTGAAAACGGTGAAACGCTTTATTTAAGCCAATACCGTGCGAAGTTCTTTTTTTACCATAGAAAGGTGGAATATATGTGGGTTAATATTCAAAAAAATATTAATTATTCTGTTAATGAGAAAGGAAAAATTAGAAATAATTTTTCAGGCAAAATAAAAAAACCCTCTTTCTGCAAAAATGGTTATCTCTATGTTGACCTTTACAATAAAAATGTTAGAAAAAAATATGCCGTTCACAGACTTATAGCTGAGACTTTTTTACCAAATCCCAATAATAAAATTTGTATAAATCATATCGATGGTAATAGGTTAAACAACTCTATAACTAATTTAGAATGGTGTAGTTATAGTGAAAATAATCTCGGCGTTAGAAACGAATTGATAAAAGCCATACGATACGAAGAAATACGTAAAAAAAGAGGTGGAGGTCATATTTCTTGGGGGAAATTAATGGAAATAAAGTTTTTTAAATCTGTAACGGAAGCAGCTAATTTTTTTAAGTGTTCTATCTCAAATATTTCACAGTTGCTAAAACACAAGAATATAGGACTTAGAGGGAAAACAAGAGGATATAGATTTGAATATTGTAAAAAAAAGAAAACGTGTAACGACTAACGAAAGCGAAAGCAAGTAGAGTACATCCAAGCGGATGGAAGCGCAGGGCACTTTTAAAGTGAAGAGATAGTCTGAACTGCATGGTGACATGCAGCAGTTGTATAAACGGCACAAACCTAGCGAGTTTGTGCGAACACATTTGTATGGTGGCACCAAAACAGAAATGGAACGCCTTTTAGCTGATGCTGAAAAAATAACAGGTATTCATTACGACATAGGCAACCTGAATGACGTCTTTAATGCAATTCACGTAATTCAAGGTGAATTGAAGATTACTGGGACCACCGCAATGGAAGCCGAAAAAACCATTGAAGGCTCTATGAATGCTACAAAAAGTGCATGGCAGAATCTTTTGACTGGGTTGGCAAGAGGTGGGGACTTAACACCCCTTATAGATAATCTAGTAAAAAGTGTACTGAATCTTAGCAAGAATCTGATTCCAGTTGTAAAAAACGTTATAAGCGGCTTAGGGACTTTAGCCAGCGGGCTTTTGGTGACGGTTGTGCCGCAAATAATAGAGACAATACCGCCTCTTGTAGAGGGAATGTTGCCTGTTTTAATAGATTCTGTTTCAACGGCTTTAGATTCAATAATATCGATTTTGCCGCGTATTATAGACGCTGTTTCAGGGTTAATACCAAAAATTCTTTCAGCGTTGCTTTCTTCTTTGCCAAAACTTGTAGACGCTGGACTAAAAATACTTACTAGCCTCATAAAGGGTATAACTCAAGCTTTACCACAGTTGATATCTATGGTGCCTAAGATTGTTTCAGAAATTTCCAGTACATTTTTCAATAATTTGGAGTTAATTATAAAAACCGGTTTAGAGTTAATTGTTGCTTTGGCTAAAGGAATTTCAAATGCTTTACCAGGCTTAATTAGCATGATCCCAAAAATAATTGTAGATATTGCAAATGCAGCTATAGACACCTTGCCTGTTATTTTGGAGTCTGGAGTAGACATTATTTTTGCGCTAATAGAGGGAATAATTAAAGCTTTACCAAGATTAGTAGAAATAATGCCACAAATTATATTTAAGCTTGCAACCACATTAGTACAAAAACTCCCAGAGCTAATACAGACAGGAGTCAGGTTAGTTGGGGGTTTAATTCAAGGTTTAATGTCTAGCATTGGGTCTGTTGTGGAAGCGGCCGGAAAATTAGCAGGCGCAATTTTACAGTATTTGTGGGAACTGCCTGGAAAACTTCTAGATATAGGTGTTGGTATTGTTAAAGGTATATGGGACGGTATAATTCACAGTTTTGACTGGATTAAAAACAAAATCTCTGAATGGGTTGGAAATGTTACACAATTCATAATGCATTTATTTGGTATTAATTCACCGTCAAAACTGTTTAGAGATAAGGTTGGAGCACCTTTAGCTGAAGGCATTGGTGTCGGTTTTTATAATGAAATGAAAAATGTAACTAGCGAGATGAAAGACGCGATACCAACAAACTGGGATATAGAGGGAAATTTGGACACTGCAAAAATCAATAAAGAAAACGCTTTTGAAGTTTTTTCATATACACAGACCGTTAACGCATTTAAAGAGGCTTTAGCTGGTATGACTGTTGAAATGGATGACGAAAATATGGGTAGATTTGTTAGAAAAACTGTTGAAAAAGCTATATATGCTTAAGGAGGTCAGATGTTTCCGTACATAATTTTAAACGGAGTTAGTAGCAAAACGATAAATGGTTTATTGATTCAAAATTTACCACCTATATCAAAACCGCAAATGCGCACAAATATTGAAGAAATAGACGGTCGAGACGGTGATATAATCACGGACTTAGGTTACGCTGCTTACGATAAATCTTTTGATATAGGAATAACCGACAAGTCAGTGGTGGACCAAGTTATAGGCTTTTTAAACTCTGAAGGCACCGTGACTTTTTCAAATGAGCCTTCTATGGTTTACGAATATAAAATTATTAACCAGATTGATTTTAATAAGCTGATTCGCTTTAAAACCGCCTCCGTTACTATGCATGTGCAACCTTTTAAAAAGTGCTTAACTGAAAAAGAGTTAACTTTTAATGGCGCAGAGCAATTAGTTACTTTTATAGATTATTACGCACAAAAAAACGGTGTCACTGCAACTTGTAATGACGGTGTGTTGACTTTCGAGGGTATTGCCACGCAAAATACTACATTTTTCATACCCATAGAGGATTTAAAATTAGATGCTGGTAATTATCGTTTGGATGTCTATTCAAGTGGGATGGCTGTGGGCTGTGAGTGTTCTTTGGTAAATGATTCTTTGGCTTTTGGGTATTGTTTTGGCGAAAACCCTTTAAATCTTTTAGTAAATGCAACCGTTTCTACAACGGCCAATTACTCTACTTTTAAGCCTTTTAACTACATTTACGTAAATATACCAAGAGATTTTGAAGCTGATTTTAGTCTTTATATAAAATTGTCTGACGTTAAGAAAAATGAAATATCAATAATAAACAAAGGTAATGTGTACTCTTTACCTAAAATGACCATATATGGTGTTGGTGACATTAATTTAGGCGTTAACGGGAAAGATGCTTTTTACATAACTTTAGGGCTTGAAGATTACATTACGATTGACACAACAAACCTCGAAGCTGTGAAAAACGGCGTTCTTAAAAACCGTCTAGTAACTGGTAATTACGATGATTTTAAGTTAAATTCTGGCGTAAACACTATAAATTATGACGGCATAGTAGAAAAAATTATTGTAAATGACTATTCACGTTGGCTTTAAAGGAGGTAAAAATGCCAAATTTTACAACATACAACATAAAAATGGTCAAAGGCGACACCCAAAGTTTTGGCTTTGAACTTGAGGGTGTGGAAAACCTAGACGCTGCTTTCTTTTCTTGCAAAAGAAACTCGCAAGATGAAAATTACCTTTTTCAGAGGTCTTTGAATAGTGGCATTACGAAGAGAGCTGAGAATCAATATGTGGTTAGGATTAACCCTGATAACACGGCGCTTTTAGAACCTGGGCAATATTGGTATGACTTAGAAATTAGTAAAAACGGCGATATTTTCACGATTTTTAGAGGTATTTTAGAACTTTTGCCTGAAATTACCGTGCCAACAGGAAATATAAGTACATTAATTTCATGGGGCGATATTATTGGCGATATCGATGACCAGTCAGATTTACAACTTGAATTCCAAACAAAGGCTGATGTTTCGAGCCTTTCTACGGTTGCTACAAGTGGCGCTTATTCTGATTTAACGGGCACACCTAACTTAGCAACTGTGGCAACTTCCGGGTCTTACGCTGATTTATCCAACAAGCCTTCAATACCGACAAATACTAGTATTATTGACTTAATCTATCCGGTTGGCTCATATTATTGGAACTCAAATTCTACAAGCCCTGCAACTTTGTTTGGCGTTGGAACTTGGACGCAAATTACAAATCAATTTGTTTTTGCTGCTGGTGGCGATTATGCAAGTGGTGACACTGGTGGTGAGGCGACTCACACGTTAACAATTCAAGAAATGCCTAGTCATGACCACAGATGCATAACAGATGAGTTGCTTAATGTTTATGGCGGTCCATTTGAATCTGACGTAGGCCCTGCTTCAGGGCACGGATATGCGTACCCTTTTTACTATTCATTTACAGGGACTAAAGGCGGCGGCC